TCCAAGCAGTACGCGCCGCTGCGCAAAAAGATCGCCACCGCCGTGGCGGTCAAGGACATCGCCACCTCCAAGATCAAGGCGGTCGGCAGCCGCCTTAAATCCATCGGCAAGACGGTCACCTCGCCGGTCGTCAAGCTCAAGGACAAGGCATCGTCCGCACTTAAGTCGCTCAGTGGCAAGCTCAAATCCATCGGCAAGGCCGTAGCGATCCCCATTGCCGCCGGGGGCGCTGCGGCTGTGGCCGGAGTTGGGGCGACGGTCAAGAGCGGCATGGAGCTCGAGCAGCAGCAGGTCTCAATGGAGCATTTTGTCGGCGCAACCAATAAGGGTATGAGCCAGGATCAGGTCAAGGCCACGACCGACAAGTACATCGCGGCCCTGCGCGACAACGCCAATACGACCCCGTTTGAGACCGGCGAGGTCATCCAAGCGGGCAGCCGTGCCATTGCCATCGCCAACGGCAATACCAAGGAGGCCATGAGCCTCGTCACTCTCGCCGAGGATATGGCGGCGGCGTCCGGCGGCACCAAGTCCGTCAGCGACGCCATCGAGGCCCTCGCCGACGCAAAGCTCGGTGAGATGGAGCGGCTCAAGGAGTTTGGGTTTAAGGTCTCCAAAGAACAATTTGATTCAAAGGGTTTCGGCGGCGTGGCCGCCGACCTGCAAAATTTTTACGGTGGGGCCGCAAATAAGCTGGCAACCACCGGCGCGGGCCTCCTCTCCACCATCAAGGGCAAGCTCAAAAGCTTTGTCGCGGACACGGGCCTCAAGATGGTCGATAAGCTCAAGCCCGCGTTTGAGGGCGTAATCACGATCATCGACAAGTGCGGCCCCGCCATCGAGGTGATCGGCGGCGTGATAGCCGACAAGCTCGGCAGGGGCATCCAGTGGCTGTCCTCCGCGCTGCCTGGGCTTACCTCCAAGCTCGGCGGGCTCTCGTCCATCGGCGCGGGCCTGTCCGGCATGATGGCCCCGCTCAAGACCTTTGGGGGGTCGGTCATGTCAACGCTTGGCACGGTTGCCTCCAGCGTCATGCCCGCCGTCTCCAGCATCATCGGTACGGTGCAGCAGGTGCTGCCGTCCGTGCTGCCGGTGCTGTCCTCCGTCATCAGCACGGTCGGCACAGTGGTCGGGCAGACAGCCCCCATCATTGCCAGCGCGATCTCGGCCTTTGGGACGGTGATCACCACCATCGCCCCAGTCGTCAAGACCATCTTTGACGGGATTGGGTCCAAGGTCAGCACTGTTATCGGTATCATCAGCGACAATATGGGCTGGATTACCGACGTCATTAGCACGGCGGCACCGGTTATCAAGGACATCCTCTCGACGGCCTGGTCGGTGATCTCTCCGATCATGGACGCCTGCATCAATGTGTTTAGGGTGCTTTTGGGGGTCGTCAAAAAGGTGTTTCCCACGATCCAAAAAGTCATCGAAAAGGTCTGGACGGTCATCAAGCCCATCGTCTCCGGGATCGGCACGGTCATCGGCGGCATCTCCAGCGGCATCGGCTGGATCGCCGACAAGCTCGGCGTCGGATCGGGCGACGGTAAGGCGGGCAACAACGCCACCGGCACGCAAAGCTGGCGCGGCGGTATGACGTGGGTCGGCGAGCACGGGCCGGAGCTCATGGCGCTGCCCAAGGGCACGCGGATCACGTCCAACCAGCAGTCCAAGCGACAAGTGCGTAAACAGGAGGATGATAGCCCCAAGCCGCAGGGCGGCAAGGGCGGCGTCGTCCTCAACATCCATATCCCCAAGCTCGCGGATCAGATCATTGTACGCGAGGAGGCGGACATTGACCGCATCGGCGAGGCGGTTACCAAGCAGGTTATCCTCGCCGTGAGCAACAGCGCATAAGCATAAGGAGGTAAGGTCATATGCCAATTAAGAGCAGGACAATCGAGCTTAGTATAGATAACCGCAAGGAGCGGCTGGTGCTGCCGGTCAACCCGCAGGAGATCGCTATCGATACGGCGAGCCTCAACCAGCACGTGCAGCTGCTCACGGTCGGAGAGGCCAACCTCTTAGGCCCGCGCGGCCTTGCCTCCACCTCCCTCTCCGGCTTTTTCCCGGCGCAGGGGTCGCCGTTTTATCGGTTTGCCGACCGGAGCCCGCAGTCATACGTCAGCACCCTCAAGCGCTGGCGGGACGCCTGCAAGCCTGTGCGGCTGATTATATCGGACATGGGTGTCAATCTTGCAATGGCCATCGAGAGCCTGCAATTTACCTACCGCGAGGGCAGCCGGGATATCTCGTATTCCATTCAGCTGGCGGAGTACCGCCAGCTGAATGTGCCGACCGTCAAGGTGGCAGTCAAGACCAAGCGGCCCGCCGTTAAGGTGGTATCCCGCACCTATACGGTGCGCACCGGCGACTGTCTGTGGACGATCGCCAAGCGGTACTATGGCAATGGGGCCAAGTGGCAGCGTATCTATAACTCCAACCGGGCTAAGATACGCAATCCTAACCTGATCTACACCGGGCAGAGGCTGGTGATCCCCGCATGACGGTCAAGCTGGTCGCGGGCAAGTACGATATCAGCACGCTCGCCGACAAGATCACATGGAGCGGCGATACTAAGCAGGTCGCCCGGCAGCTTACCTTTTCCCTGCCGCGCATGGAGAGCGATAAGCTGCTGCCCAAGGTGTCCATCAGCGAGGGCGATCCGGTCACCCTGCAGGTGGACGGTAAGCAGCTCTATTATGGGATTATCATGGACGTCGAGAGTAACGTCTCCTCCCATACGGTCAGCTATACGGCGCTTGACCTGCTCTGGTATGTCAACCAATCGGACATCAATCACGTCTACAGCGACACGCCCGAGCGCATCACCGCCAACATCTGCGCGGAGCTCGGCGTGCCGCTCGGCAGCGCCGCCAAGACCGGCATATCTGTATATATGCCGTGCCTCGGAAAAAAGGCGTATGAGGCCATCATGGCAGCGTATACCGCCGCCTCCCGGCGCAACGGCAACAAGTACATCCCCCTGATGCAGCGGGATCGCCTGCAGGTCATCGTCAAGGGGACATACTGCGGCGTGGTGCTTGACGGCGGATATAACCTGACCGAGGCAAGCTACAAGTCGAGCATGCAGCAGGTCGTCAACCGCGTGGTCATCACCAACAAGGATGGCAAGACCGTCAACACGCTGCAGGACGCGGCCTCCCGCCGCAAGTATGGCACGGTGCAGCGGGTATATAAGCAGCAGGACGACGTCGACAACGCCGCCGAGGCGCGGGCGCTCCTTAAGGGTCTTGAGCGGTCAGGCAGCGTTACCGCCCTCGGCGACGTGCGGGCCGTATCAGGTTACTCTGTCGCCGTGCAGGAGCCGGTCAGCGGCCTATACGGCAAATTTTACGTCGAGTCCGACACCCACACATGGGAGGCAGGCAAATACACGATGCAGCTGACGCTCGCCTACGATAACCTCATGGACGAGCACGAGATCGATAAGGTCGAGGACAAGGATAAGAGTAAGAGTAAGTCTAAGTCTAAGTAAGGAGGGATCAGCATGTCAAGATGGGCAATTGAGCTCGCAGAGGCCCTCCGGGGCCAGAGCGGATCAGATGGGGCGGACGGCGTCACTCTGCGGATCGCAACCGTCACATCAGTTAATCCTCTGGGGATCAACATCAACGGCGCGAACATCAGCCGCAATGTCTATTGCAATCCGGCGTATACGCTGGATGGGTATGACACGGTCGATAAGCTGCGGGAGCTCTTTATCGACGCGCCGGAGCCCGCCGCCCTCTTTGCGTTTTTGGAGGATTTCCATTCGGCGTTTTTGTTGCGCCCGGGAGATACCGCCCTTACGGCGCAGATCGGCACCGCGTTTTACATCGTCGAGAGGGTGGCGAGCAACGTATGAGCGACGATATCGGTATTTTTCCCTTTGTCCCCACCGATGAGGTGGAGGACATCTCCGACACGGCCATTGAGGAGCTGCCGCTCTACCGGGAGTATGCATACGACTTTGAGCGCAACTGCCTTAAGACCGGGCCGGACGGCAACACCTATCTGGTCGAGGGCAACGAGGCGCTCCGCATATGGATCTATAAGGCGCTGCGCACGGTGCGCTATGCGCATGCGGCCTATGACGATGAGTACGGCTGCGAGCTTAATAACCTCATCGGGGAGCCGATGGCCAGCGAGATCACGCGCCTTGAGATCAAGCGGTATATCACGGAGGCGCTGATGGTTAACCCGTACATCGAGGAGCTCAGCGACTTTCAGTTTACCTCCACGCAGAGCGGCGTGGAGGTCACTTTTACCGTCCGCACCGGCTACGGGACGGACACGATCACAATGGATGAGGAGGGCACGGTCTATGCCATATGATTACGACGCGCAGTCGATCCTTAAGCGGCTCATGGACGGCCTCCAGAGCGACGTCAACCGCCTGCAGGGCGGGTTTTGCATGGATAACTTGCAGGCCGTGGCCGAGGAGCTTGCCCGTTACCGGGCAATGATCCTTGAGTACGCGGTCGAGCAGACAATGCTCGATACCGCCGATGGCGAGTATCTTGACCGCAAGGCGCTGGAGTACAACGAGGAGCGCCTCGACGGCGAGGCGGACGACGTATTCCGCGCGCGGCTGCTCAATAAGATCAGGCAGCCGATTACCTCAGGTAACGCCAATCATTACGTCTATTGGGCGCGTCAGGTGCCGGGCGTGGGCGCTGCCCGCTGCATCCCCACCTGGGACGGCCCCGGCACGGTCAAGGTGGTCATCCTCTCTGCCGCGATGGCGGAGCCGGATGATGCATTGATCGCCGCTGTGCGGTCATACGTGGAGACGCAGCGCCCGGTCGGCGCGTCGGTTACGATCAGTAAGGCCGTGCCGGTAGACGTCACGATCAACGTCAAGGCGACGCTGGAGGCGGGCAGCAATCCGGATGAGGTACGTGAGCAGATCGCCGCCGCGATCCAGTCGTATTGTACAGAGATCGCGTTTGACTTGACCACGCTCAGCTACCATAAGGTCGGCGACCTCATGTTTGACGTGACGGGCGTTGCGGATATCTCCTCATATACGCTCAATGGCAAGACAGCCTCCGTCACGATGACTGCCGAGCAGTTTGCGCGCCTCAAGGAGGTGGTGCTCGATGCCTCTTAACGACCCGCAGATGCTCCCCGCGTATATCCGCGAGATGGCACAGATGCAGGAGCTCCTGCAGACAGAGCAGGCGGAGCTCGACCGTACCGAGGCGGCAATCCTCGACGCCACGGATCAGCTCTATATCAATTCGGCAACATGGACGCTCTCCCGCTGGGAGCAGATATTTGGCCTGCCAACCAACGATTCTGTCCCGGTCGCGCTGCGCCGGGAGAAAATCCTATCTAAGCGCAATGTCCGCCCACCTGCGACCGCCGAGTTTATCCGCCTCACGGCGGAGCAGATAACCGGCCAGCAGGTTACGATCACAGAGCATCCGGGCAGTTACTCGTTTGCGCTGCACATCCACCTCAATGATATCTACAGCCTCGACCTTGCCGCCCTGCGGGCACGCATCGACGAGCTCAAGCCCGCGCACCTGACCTACACCGTGGAGCAGTACGATCCCTCCGGGATCGACGTCCGGCAGCGGTACGCGGTCATGGTCGGCGAGGCCAAGCATTATACTTTATACCCACACCAAGGAGGAGACGGTAATGGCGACATGGGATAACGTCGTATACACCACGCTGGGCCTCAATCTGATGGCCAAGCTGCAGACCGGGGCCACGCTCCATATTACGCGAGCAGTCGGTGGGGACGGGCACGCAAGCGCGGATGCCTTGCCTGCCCTGACAGAGATCGCGGCCACACAGACGCTGACCTTAAGCGATCCGGTCTACAAGGGCAATGGGCGTGCATTGCTGCCTGTAACGCTGTATAACCGGGGATTAACCGGGGGTTATATCCTGCGTCAGATCGGTATCTATGCGACCGACCCGGACGACGGCGAGGTGCTCATGCTGGTGGCGCAGTCTGAGACGCCGGACACGATCCCGAGCGAGCTTGCAAGCCCGGATTTTGTTGCTAATTTTTCCTTTCATATCGCGCTCGGCAATGCCGGGCGCATCAATGTTACTTATAGCCTGACGGACATGGCCACCAAGGCGGATTATGCCGCGTTTGTCGAGCAGATAGAGGATAAGCTTGCCCAACCCTCCGGCATCGCCACGC